ATGGAAATGTCGAGGGAAGTGGTAAAAATGTCTCCATTAACAATAGTTGAAGTCATCTTAGCGTTAACCGTTTTAGGTTTATTTGCATGGACATTTAAAAGTAAAAAAAGTGCTGATGACGATGATGTGTATAGATATGCAAGGTACATGATTTATTTACTTGTAGCTGAAGTTGCGATATACGTCATATTCAGTTTCATTTAAAAAAACCCCCATTTGGGGGTTTTTATTGTGCATAAAAGAATTTTGAATATCGCCAAAAAATTTTCTTTACTTTAACAGAGATTCAAGTTTCGCCTTTGTCTTCGGTCCGTAAATACCGTCGGCAGACAGCCCGTGCATCATTTGGAACCGCTTGACCGCATTTGCCGTTTTCGGCCCATAATAACCATCAATACCGTTATTTTTGGCACCCTTGTCTGGGTAATAATAAAGGGCAGCTAACGCCTCCTGAATCTGCCGGACAGCCGTTCCTTTCATCAGCGGGCTTTTGACTTTATAGATACCAGACGGCAGCGTGTAGGATGATTTTTTGCCGCTTGATGATGATTTTTTCTTTTTCGCTTCAATGGTCGCGAGTGCCTTTTCGGTAGCCGGTCCATAAATTCCATCTGCTGTAATCCCTGATTTCTTTTGAAGGGCTTTGACAGCTTGCACTGTTTCATTGCCATACGAGCCATCGGCCCCGTACTTCGGCAGCGAGAAGCCCGCAGCAATCAAACGCTTTTGCAGCTCTTTTACTTTGGAACCTGACGATCCCTTTTTGAGGATGGTCCCTGTTGATTTGCTCGACTGGCTGGTGGGTGCCGTCGTGTTTGACACAGTTTTATTCCCAAGCAAGGCGGCGACTTTTTTCCGAAAAGCTGTAAGCTGGCTGGAATCGCTCACCCAAGGCGCCGGACAGTTTTTGTTTGTCACATCGTAATGCCGGACAATTCTGTCTGTAGAAAGGCCGTAACGCTTGCACAGATCGGCAACCAATTCAGCAGCATTTTGAACGGTTTCGCTGTGAATCTTGCCGTCTTTTTCGACGCACATTTCAACGCCGATCGCCGTTGTGTTGGCGTTTGGTTTTAAAAAGCTGACATAGCACCGGTTTTGATCATGGGCATGGTATGCAACTTCGTTTTCAGGGATGATTTGCTGCGCTTCCTTGCGGTCTACAAAATAGTGGGCTGACGCGTAACGCTCTGCGGCAATACAGGTGCCATTGAAATAATTTCGTTCATTCAATGCAGAAGCGCCGGGTGTCGCCGTCCAGTGCATGACAATGCCTTTAACTCCCGACATTTTCAGACCCGGCCGGGTATACTGATTGACTTTCACATAATTCTTCACAACTTTAACCATTTGAACCACTCCTATTTTGTTTTAAATAAAAAAGGCTGCCGGCCGGCAACCTCATTTCGTTAATCCTTTTTGTTTTAGAACTTCTTTTTGCAGCTTTCCTTTGCCTGTCACATAGTTGTTTTTATACCAAGCGACCACAGACGTGACGATGGTAAACACTGTGGAGCCAGCCATATACAAAGTATCTGCCAGCGTGTTGACCTGGTCCTCGGTGACCGGAAGAGCAGCCTTCCCGAACATGATCAAAGTTTGGTTTACCAACGCAATAAAAAGAAGCACCGTGCGAACCACCGTGCCTTTGTCAAAGTTTTTCATATTGTGTTTTCCTCCTTATTTTTGAATAAAATTAATGAAAAGCGCCGCAATTCCGGAGATCACCAGCGTACAAACCGCCGTTATGATAGCGCCGGTAATGCTGCGCTTGATCCACGTGGTATTTTCCTCAATCTTGTTGAGCTTTTCATTGATGGACATAATCTGCTGATCGTGTCGGTCAGACGCCCTTTCCAGAGTGCTGACACGCTGTTCGAGCGTTTTTTGATCAGCTTTAAGCTCAGTGATCTCCTGCTTAAAGACGTCCAATTCATTTGTTTGCTGCATGTCCCTTAATCCTCCTGTTCTCACATCGTTTTCACCTCCTTTGAGGCAAAAATAAAAAACAACTTTGAAGTGCTTTACCACAATGGGATCGGTTCATTGATCGACACTCTCGTGACCTTCGTTGCATCATTGACATAAATAAATCCGTCAAACCTTAGTTCTCCGTCGGTTGTAAATGCAAAGCGTGCTGATCCATACGATCCGATCGTCGGAGCCGTAAAATCTATAACCTGTGTTGGTTTATTTGTGAACTTCGCTACTACAGTACCCGAAGCCGGCAACGAACCGACAGAGCCGCGTAACCATAGAACGTTGTTACTAACGGAGAATTTCAATGGATAGTTCGTATCCTGTGTTGCCCCATTTACTAGCGTAGCACTGTTCCAGGCCGGGGAAATATCGGCATCTGATAGAAGCCGACGCCAGCCCTGCCAGCCCAGGTTTCCGTCTACATAGTTTGAAAAAACGTTATTTCTCCAATCAACGGCTATTACATAACCGAATGTCCCCAATCCATTGCTATCGGTTGCAGTAAAATGAAAAAATCCTCTTGTTGAATTTGTACTTGGCGCGTTTGCGGCTTTGCCAGTCGAATAAAAAGTACCGAATCGTTTTCCAGCTTGTACAAGCTTCACAAGAAAATCGTCAGTATCACCAATCGAAACAAAAACACCCCCGGTGTCATTGGTTATTTTGGATAACTGGCCGCCGTTCCATTTGTCTTTGTCTGACTGAGTGACATGGATCGATGCGTTTTTTGTATGGGTATCCGTGTATGCTTTTGCGTCACCCAATGCTTTATCCGCTTTTTCTTGCGCGGCGGCCGGAGTCTCTTTTGTTCCAATAAGGGTAGTCATGGTCGTTGCAAAATTTGGATCGTTGCCGAGGGCCTCGGCCAGCTCGTTCAACGTATTGAGCGTTTCCGGAGCCGAATCAACAATATTCGCGGCCGCTTGATCAGCATATTCCTTTGCTTTCTTCTCTGCTGCATCCGCCTTCGCTTGTGCTCCTGACGGTGTTTCCTTTGCGTTCCATGCTTTTCTTTCGTCTGCCGTTATATGGCTGACAGCATCAGCCTTATGGCTTTCAAAATCAGTTTTGGATGCTGCTTGGGCATCCGTATATTTTTTGGCGTTTTGTTCCGCGGTGTCGGCCTTCTCCTGGGCACCGTCCTTTGTCTCGATGTTCTCAAGATCGGCAAACTTGGCTTTAAGTTCCTCAACCGTCTGGCTAATTTCATCCATGGTTTTATTTAAACCAGCCCGGAACGATTCCACATCATCAATGTAATATTCCGCCACTGGGACAATATTTTGATCCTCGAGCGTTTTCTCGATGAAGAAAGTAAAATAAACCGTTGCGATAGCCTGGCCGTTTGTGTAATAAAGCTTGATTTCAGCCCTTACCTGGCCGTAGTGTTTCAATTCTTCATCAGATAGGACGTATTCAGCTTTCCCGTTTACCTTGTCCGTCAGCGCCAGGCTGCGTTTATAAAACGAGTCATCCGCATACAGAAGGACTATTTTGGCGTCTACCGCCGAAAGAGGCAACGGGGCGCCGTCTTTTGTAAAAGAAAAAGACAGCTTTGCGCTGCCCGTGTCCTGGGTGAAAAATTGTATTTTCGTTGATTTAGCCGGGGATTCCCGAGCATTAATATCAAAAGTTACTTCACCTTCTTTATAGATCATCACTGAACCTCCTTACATCTGTGGGTGTATGAAGATTTGGGCGAGACCGTATCCTTTTTGAAGAGAATACGGCTGCTTAATACGCATCACATAAAAGCCTGCGCCATCTTCTGATTTAGTTCCAATTCCGCCAACTGGTACGATCCGGTCCCCGGCCTGGATAGTCTCATCAATCCTGACATATACCTGGCCGATCAACCCGACGACATGCCACTCATCCCGTTCTTCCCGTGGGATGTATTCAAGGTCAGGGATATAGTTTGGATTTTCTTTTGGAATTTTGAGTTTCCGGCCGCTGTCATCGATAATCGTTTCATAGATCATGCCGCCGAACTCATTCCGAAGATACCGGTCATTCCAATAGAATGCCGCGCCGCCCATGACGACCCCGGCCGTCTCAGAAATAACTCCGAGGACCCTGTCCCCTTTTTCGGCTTTCCTGATCTTGTCTCCGTCCAAGGTCACCAGATAACCGGATTCAATTTTGCGGCCGTCTTTGGACTCAAAATATTCCGCAAGGTCTTTGAAGTCGGACACGCTTTCCACACGGCCAACACCTTGGATATTTCCGTTTGTGGAGCCGATTTTCCATTTAATATTATCCTTCGAAGGTGAACCATTACCGTATCCACCACCTACCGAATAACTATCATCGTTAACAACTGCCTGGGAAGCCATCACCACTCTTGCAGGTCCGTCCCCTTTTGTGTGCGAGTTGTTGGACGCTATAATGGCTTGCCTTGATCCCTCTGTGGAGGAGCCGCCTGATACACCGCCCATGAAATTCCGCGGGCCTTTTGCAATATTGGCCCCGGTAGCCCCTACAATGGCGCTGGATTCATCAAGAACAACGCTTGAAGCCGCTGCAGCTTTAAAACCGCCGGGGATATTCGTCGGTACAAATGGATATTTGTTATTGGCAAGCATCGCCGGCACTTCATAGCCTTCGGCCGTGATGCCGAAGATTAAGGCTTGGTTGTTCGGTGATGTAATCCCATAGGTTCCATTTGAACCAATAAGCGACCCACTGATTAGAGAAACGTTATAGACGCCTCCCCCTAACCCGATGGCCTGGGGTGCAGATTCCCGAATGTCAATGTTTGAAATTTTAACATGATCGGACTTTTGATCCCCTCCGATAACATGAATGTCCATACCAGCCTTCTTGAAACCGCGAATTTTAATCCCGTTCACCGTAATGTTGCGGCACTTGTACTGGAACGCGATAGCCGGATTATTTTTGTAATCATAATTCGGGTCACCGATGGCCGTAAATCCGTTAATCTGAACATTTTTATAGGCCGATACAACTAACGCACGCGGCGACAGCCCTGCATACATGTCATTGAATACCGGTTCGATGGCTGTACAATCCGTCAAGGTGACATCATAGGCCGTCGTACTTTCCGGATCGGCTGCCTTATGGTGCCCGATATGCCTTAAATCAAAAGAACGCACATCACGATAAGACACATGGCCGATGACATGAACGTTTTGAGATGCTGGCCATTCAGTATGTGCTTTAACTTCTACACCCCGGATATTACCGGATGTATAGTTATTGATCAGCCAAACGTTTTTTGATCCGTCATCAACTTCAATGCCGTTTGAGTTTGACTGCCCTTTCGGGTGAGCCGTACCGCGCTGATTAACCGAATGAGAATTTGAAATAAAAACGTATTCGCTGTAATGCGTGGTAATGCCGTCATCCCCTGCGCCATACGCCACACAATTATCGACCCAAATGTATTTGGAACCGTCTTTTGTCCAGTCGGTATCAGGCAGGTGGTCATATGTCGGCGATGTAATATCAATGCCATGAAGCCCCGCATTGATGGCCTCGACATCCTTCACCCACCCAAATTTTACTTTGGCATATGTCAAACAGCTTGAATGTTGTCCGCCAGTAGCCCCGACGCCGCCCTGCCTTTCCGGGTTCCAATCAAGGGACATTCCTTGTACAAAAATATTTCGGTTCCCGTTTTTATAATCGGTGTTTGTGATCACCCATTCGCTGGCGGGTGTGTCTTCATGAAGCTTGAGGGTTGTAACACCTTTTCCCTGACCGATCAGATATGTCCAGGATGGGAGCTTAACCCCTCGAACCACATAAGTGCCAGCACTTAAATGGACCCTTACATTGCCGTCCCCTACGGCCTTTCTGAATGCCTCCGTGCTGTCGGTTTCCCCATCCGGAACAGCACCGAAATCATCCACATATACTTCCCTTTTTATTTTTTGTTCAAGCTTATTAAATTCTAAATCCAGCCGGTCTTTCAACGTTTGTGCGATTTTCCCGTCAGTTGTCACCCTGGCATCCACGACCTCTTTTACATCTTTTCCGTCATGATTCACAACAAGGTTAGCAAACCGCGCTGAAAAATTATTTAATCGGTTCGCAACTGTAAACCCGCCGTGGTCGATTTGTTCCGACGTGTGGGCGGTTTTAGCTTCCTTATGAGAATTTAAAGCCTTGATATTGCCGTTAATTGCCTCTTCCGTCAACCGTGCATTTTCGTCCAATTGTGAAAGAAGCTTTGCATTAGGGACAGGATTATGCTGTTTTTCTAATTGAACCATGATTATCACCAACCTTCCTTAACTGTAGCCCACGATCAGAATTGTTATTTTTGAACCTTCCGGGGCGTTTACTGGATTCAATAGTTTTCCGTTTTGAAGAAGGGAAACTGTAAAGCTGTCAGTTTGATTTTCTTCATAATCAACAGAGGCCGAAACGTTGTTTTGTTTCATGACCGTTGAACTTTCAGATGTCACATACTTAATTTGAAAATCATCATCAGTTTCCAAAAGGAGGGCAGAAGAACTGACAGAAACATTCCCCGGACCGCCCGTGACCGCCCAAACACCAGAATTAAAGGTCAGTGTATACGTAAAGTTTCCGGGGATTTTGCTTTGTGTTGCGTTCACCACATTAAGAAGCTCCGCTTTGGCCGCCTGTATTTGGGCCAGTATCTGATTTTTTTGTTCGATCAGATACCTTTCTTGTTTTTTAATGCGGCGCCTGCTGTCCAGTTGAATATCAATCAGGTCTTTTCTAAAGTTGGAGAAAGTGACTTCTGGCTTTTCGATGTCATCCAACGGATTATAGACCATACTCACCGCGCGCAGATCATCCTCAAATGTAATGCCGTTTTGAGGCGTATCCGCAATGACGTGGATGGTATCCCCTTTTGTGATCTTGTCTTCTATGCCTTTCAACTCAGGGACCTCAATTTCTTCAAAATCAATATCAACTGTGACCTCTGGAAACGGATTAACTTTTTGTTTCAAGAGGGCTTTCATATCTTCCGCCTTTGTAATCGATTCGTCTCTTATGGTTTCTGCCCATGTCGGCTGCCCTTCAATTAAAAAATCCTTTTCATTCGGATGAACAAAAAGGACGGGAGGAAACACATATTTTTCATCTTCATTTTTAAATTCTCTGTAAATCTCAAATATATTTCCGCGAAGCAAGTACATAACTGGCGCAGCACCTTTTGTGCCTTTTGTGTTTGGGTTTTTGCTGTCCTTGCTTTTAAAGGTTGCCACGACATTATGCTTTTTATGGTCCAAGCCCCGGACCACTTCTATAACTTCCTCTTTCGGATCATTGTCTTTATAAACTGAAATCGTCTTCGTTGTATCTTTATCAATGACAAATTCCCATTTACCGCCAAGCTTCGAAGTCAGAGTTTTAAACCTGAATCCTGTGCCTGTAAAAGAGAAAGTAAAAGCTGAACCAATTTTTGATGTTTTATCAGCTTTTAATGACTCATCATAAGTCCATGAACCCGTTTTTGATTCGTATCCGATTGATTCGTCACCCAACATGTCTTTTTCTTCTTTTTGTTTCCCATAGCCGCGCCCGCGTGTGGCCGTATTATCTTCGGATATTTGAATCTGTAGTCCTTGTATATTTGCCCTGGTATCAAGGGTTTTATTAATTCTACGGCCCATCTTTTTATACACGTAGATATGCTTATTATTCACATCAAATTCAACATTGTAATTAGAGGCGATAGAGTCCATCAGGTCAATGGAAAAAGAATCCCCGAAACTATCAGTTTTTACGGGCTTGATGTCTCTGGCATCAGCCATAATTTCAAAAGTGAAATTGCTGCCTTTCAGGGCGTGTCTAAGGGCTTTATCAAGAGAAATTTCCCCCGTTATCACGTCATCTACGCGATTTTTTCCAAGCAAAAAGACGTAAATATGATTGGCCGAGATCGACTTTGATAGCCATTCTCCATCTTGAGAGATTTGAACATTTCGAATGACATATTTTTGATTTTTAAAAACCCTCTCATCGATAACGATAAGATTACGGCCAGTTAACGCATTAAATGCCAATGGGTCACTTAAACTATTTTCAAGAGTAAAATCCAGAATTTTTTTCCCGTCAACTCCATCCGTTACACGTGGGGCGGCATCTACAATTTCATATTTTTGACCTGTAAACCGATCTTGAACATACATTTGATTCACCTTTTACCGCCCCCCTACTTATAGTAAAATCGTGTAATGAAATGAAGGTCACTATAATCTGCATTTTCAATTGAAATTTCATTTTCTCCTGGCGCAAGTTCCGGGAACCGGCCGCGGGTAGAAATGACCTCACTTCCTTTGACGATATATTGTTTGACCACCGTCAAAAGATTCTTTTTTGAATGGCTCCCGGAAAGCGTTATGCTGTCCCCGGTTGTTTTATTTGTGATCTTAATGTCTTTGCCTTCAAAGTACATTTGCACTTTGTAATCATGCTCAATAGGGGATAGGGTGACATCCCCAAAATTGTATACGCTGAAACGGTTCTTGTTTTTAAATTGAAAAGGCTGCTCGCTGAATTTGCTTATATTCATCCCTAGATTAAATCGTTCTCCCTGTAAGTTCACAGGAATAGTACTGTCATAAACAGATTCAGCCAATCCTTGAATAGCCGTAAATGTAACAGAAAAAGTGTTTGCCAGTTTCCCACTATCTTGGGAAATAGAAAACACATCATCTGCCGTCACAAGCCATCGTTTATTTGGCTCATATGAGTGAATCACATAATACGGGTCTTGAGTGACAAGCAAGCTATATAAATTCGAACGATACAAATAGAATTGCTCTGCGTTGTGGGCTTCGATTGCAAATTCAGCCGCTATTTTTCTTTCTTTGTACCGTCCCGGATTGTTTTTTGATGGCATAATCAGACCGTTTCTATTTTTCACGGTAACGGTCTGACGTTCAAAACCCGGAGATTCAGGGACGAATGATAGGAGAGACACACCGGGCAGAATTTCGCTTATGGGTTTATCACCTATGATCAAATCCAAATCCCTCATGAAATCCCTCCAATCAATGAGCTTCTATCATTGAATTCTTTTGTACTGATAGCCGTTAAGACCTTGCCGACTTTCTTGCCATTCATGATCACATCGCCCTCTTTTGCTGCAATTTCTCTTAAAAGAGCGTTTTGTTCTATTAGCAATGCAATTTGTTGATCCTGACGCTGTGTGATCGGTTCAATGGACGGCATTTGCGGAACGGTCTGCGCTGGGATGCCTAATTCTTGCCCGGCTCTGGCCCAAATCCCGATACTTCTTTCGCGATATTTCGGGTCCGTCGTAATGATATGCTCGTCATACCCTCTTTCGTTCAAAGCCGCAAGTTTTGTGCCGCCTGCGCCCGGTGATACTCCGCCCGCAGCATATCCAACATATCCGCCGCCTCGGGCCATCGATTTTAAACCCGGATGATTTGATATATTTCCATACCGCGCCTTGATATAGTTAATGGCTGCAAGAATGTTGTCTATAGGGTTTAAGATGTTATTATGTCCCGGGAACTTATAGGCGTTGAATGTGGACGGGATGGTTTGCATTAACCCTTGTGAAGGATGCCCGGCTTTCGCGTTGGAATCCCATAGGTTGATAGCGTTCGGATTCCCGCCGCTCTCCTTCATGGCGATTGTAACTAGCCCAGGAATCCATGAAATAGGCACGCCCGCGATGCCGACTGCTTCCGTTACCCATTGGTTGACGGCTTTCGTCCCGCCAGTTCCTTTGAATGTTTCCTGATCCGGCATAACCCCTTTCAGAAATTCGGTAGCCCCATTTTTTAAAATCTTGATTATACCGGTTCCAAATGAGTCAATGCCTTTCCCTGATTTGTATGGGATCAGCCCATTAAACAATTTTTTGATTAATTTACCTGGACCGTTGGTAAGTAAATCCATTGCAGCCGCGCTGACATCCCCGACTTTATCTACGACGCTTTTTCCAAAAGATACAGCCCCATTGACCATCTTTTTAGAGCCATCCACAGCCTTTTTGAAAAAGTCGCCGACCCCGCCGGCATAGCCAGGCATCTGCGTCATAGATGTTAGCTTTTTAGATTCATCATGAGGAAGGACAGAAGTTCCACGCGGGAGCTCCCAAATTTGTGGGCCGCTCATACCGACAACATACGTACCGATTCCCGGCGAATGCGCCAGCTCCCAACCTTCCTCACCGACTAATGCCGCCCCACCAGGGTGAAAATTTGTTCCTTTTGCATATTTACCATTCAGCTTTTTACCTTTTTTGCTATTGTAGCCTTTCGGTGTCCATTCTGGAATGGTTGGGATATGCATAAATTCAAGAATCTTATTAATTCCGCCGGTGACAGTATTGACAATGACTGCCTGATCAATAACATAATTATCCCATCTTGTGAGGACATCGCCTGTTTCTTTATCAACTTGATCGATATGCCCGCCTGCTTGTTTCTCTGCTTCCTTTACAACATTTTTGTGCATCTCCTCTGCTTTTTTAACAGAGCCGTCGCGCTGCCGTTTTGCCTCTTTGATCAACTTATCAGCTTGTTTCTTGCTGATAGAGCCTGTCTCATCCCGTTCCCGGACGATTGCTGCCACAGTTTGATCATATTTTTTGTTTGCTTCTTTAACGGAACCATCCCGAGCTTTAATGCTGTTTTTAATCGTGTCCGCAGCCTGACGAGCCGTGATATTTTTCGACTCGTTTTTGAGCTTGCTCATAATAGCCTTCTGTTCTACCTCGCCTTTGCTCATGGTTTGAACAGCCGTGTTCATCATTTTCTTTTGAATGCTGTTGATTTGGGTCCGTTCTTTTTGTGTAAGCTGGCGTTTTTCTGCGCTAGCCTTGTTTAATATTTCTTTGATCTGTTTCTGCCCTTTATCAACAGCCTGAGTTTCTTGACTTTGCTTCTTTTTCACGTTGTTTAAAATGGCATTTTGTTCCCTCTGACTCAGGCTTTTACTGGATGAAAGGAATTTACTAAGGGTCTGGTAACTTTGGTTTCCTTTTGTCTCGATGCTTGTTTTGATCTTGCTGCCCATTTGATCAAAGTTTTGAACGATACTGTCCGCCGTTTTTTTAGAGACGGTTTCACCGGACCATTGCAGCTTGTTAAGCTGGACGGTTGCTTGATCATTTAATTTTTTATAGCCCAAAACAGCTTTTGTCGTGGATTCAGAAACCTTGTTCCCGAAGCTGTCCAGCGTCGGAATTTGTTCTTGTTTCATATGGTTATATAGCTTGTATCCGCCTTCTGCTAAAAGGCTGACTCCCGTAATTGCAAGCCCGACGGGACCGCCCAGAGCGCTAAAACCAAGCCGGGCAATTCCAGCGACTCGTGAAACACTCCCGAGACTCTTAACAAGACCCAGAGCCTTTGCTCCAAACCCGGCAAATTTGCCAGTTGCTTGAGCTGCACCGCCGCCCAAAGTTTCGGCTGCCGCTGTTGCTGTTCGTGCGCCTCCGCGGAAATTAAAGAGTGATTTGGTGCCCTTTATGATTTCAGGCGCGAATGTTGTTGCGACCCCAAGAACGGACCCCCATTCGCCGCCAAACATCGCAAGAGCCCCGCCAGCAAGTCCGGCAGCGCCCCTGAACCCGCGAAGGCCCCGAGTATTCCGAGATAATGCCGCACCGCTTGCGTTCATTTGTACGGCTGCCGCTGTGTTTGCGGCCGCTAATTGTGCCGTTGATCGTTGGGTCAGTGCTGCTTCGGCTCTGTATCTACCGAATGCTGCGGCACCTCTGCCCAGGGCACCAGTGAGGGTGCTAATGCTTGATACAACTGCACCCAAAGCAATGACAACAGGAGGAAACGCCGCAGCAACCAATCCAGCAATAACAATTGTGTTCTGCATGGCCGGCGATAGACCTTGAAACCAATTCGTAAAGTCTTCGACTGTCTTTCCTGCCGCTTGCAAAGCCGGTTCGATCTTATCAAGTAAAATTTCACCGACTGGGAGTAAATTAGACTGCAATAGCCTAAAATCTTGGGCCACGCGATCACCAAAGTTGTCTTTCAAAGCCTTTCCTGCCTTGTCTGTGGCTCCTTTAACATCACCAAGCATATCCTTGGCCGGATTCATCGCGGTTACCACTTTGCCCCGCAAGTCTTCCCATTGTGTGCCGAATAGAGCGACACCGGCCTGATCCTTTTCTAATGGGTCTTTCATGGCCGCTAAGGCGGACACGGTTGCCATGAAGGCTTGTTCCCCTTCTTTTCCGCCTTTGGCGATGGCTGCCCCCATCTTGTCAGCATCAAGGCCGATTGCTTTAAAGCCTGCGGCAGTCGTTTTTGAACCGTCCTGAGCGCGGATATTAAATTCTTTGACCGCATCCCCAACCTTATCCATGTTCCAAGCGCCATTTTGCGCGCCTTGAATCATAATGTTAAACATGCCGTCAATGGAAAGCCCTGCTGATTTGAACTGGGGTGAGTATTCTGAGATCGTATCTAAAAGCTCGTTTGAATAATCGCCGCCTTTTTGTGCAGCAACAGTGATATAGTCAAAAGCTTTTCCACTATCAACAGCGAAGTTATCAATCAAGGCTTTGGCTGCCCTGGTGCTTTCAGGTATTTCAAACTCGAAAGTATCCAGGAGTACATAAGCCCGTTTTGTAGCCTGCTCAAGTTCTTCGCCCTTTAAGCCTTGAAGATTTTTTCTGACATCAATAACGCCCTGGTTTGCTTCTTCGAGTGATTCACCGAAGCCGCTAACCCACACATCTTTTGATATGTTGGCTACTTCCTGCGCCTCTTCTTTCGTCATGTTTAAGGAAGATGAGATTTTACCCTGGGCTTTTTGGAAATCTGCTGCGGATTTAAGAGCCGATCCTCCCAGCAACCCGATAGGAGCCGTAATCCCGGCGAATCCTACCTTTCCTATCGTCTGTAGCCGTTCGCCTTGGGTTTGAAGGCGTTCGCCATACTCTTGCAAGCTTCTGCCCGCTCGGGTCCATGCAGAATTTTGGGTGTTAATTTCTAATGTCGTAGCCCTTAACTGCCGGCCGAGACGGTTATACATGGCCGTTTCATTGTTGATCCTTTGGGCCAGTTGTAAAGCAGCTTGTGAGTTTTCTCCTTTTTCACGCGCGAGCTCTTCATATTTTGCCCGCAGCTGTTCGATTTTTGAACCTTGTAGCTGATACAGTTTGGACAAACCTTCCTGTTTTTGGCGCAGCTTGTCGGATGCGTCTCCAAGCTCTCCAAACTGCGATGCAGAAGCCTTCAATTCACTTCGAACCAACGCCATTTTTTCCGCCATGTTGTCCATTCCGGCTGAAAAACCGCCATCATCAAACCCTAAGCGATAAATCATATTTCCTAAGCTTTCCGTTGCCACAGTCTCACCTCCCACCTAAAACACATGATCTATCGGCACAGTTTTTGCCCGCTTGCGTTGCTCTTTCGGGTTCTTGAGTTTTTCCCGATGCTCAAGCAATTCAATAAAAAAAGGATAGTCGCTATTATCAATTTCATTTAGCGTCCATCCTCTTTCGTCCATCAATTGAACGTATATATCTTTGACGTTGTCTAATGCCTGATCTATTGTGACTCTTTCTGTACCTTTTCCAGCAGCTTTCCCAGATCAAAATCCTCTTTTTCTTTTTCGATTTCCTCACGGGTTGGGTAGCCGAGAACCCCGACCCCGATAATGTCATAAATCACATTCCGGTGATCGATCGTATTCAAACCGTCATTAATCTGCTTTCTTGTAAATTTTTTATCAAAAATTTCAACGATAAGGTTCAACTGTCTGTTTTCAACTTCCTCTGGTTCTGCCTCATCGCTTCTCGCGTACTTCTCAATTTCAAGTGCTTTACGCTTAAATTTAAAAGGGATAAATTCCTGCGTAAACGCTACATCTTCACCGTCAATTCGTAATGTAATTTCCAAAGGTTTAGACATTATGCTGCTCCCCCGCTTGTACTTGTTTTAGTTGTGGTTGTTGTTGAAGCCGTAGCCGTTGAAGAACTATCAAGTTTAGAGACGTCAAATACTGCCTCAAAGAATGTATCTCTGTATTCGTCATATCCTTCCACGCTGCTGTCACCGGTGATTTTAAAGACCTTGTCACTACGTTGAATAAATGTGCCCTCAATTTCTTCTGTTTGGAAATCTGTTTTATCTTCAGCGGTTTTCCAATCAGTACTTGGGATTCCAAAGCGCCCTTTGGTTAGCCAAACATGGCGTACGTTTCCGTCCTCCTTCGTTCCTGTAAACCCGAGGGCGACATATGGAGGAACAACACCTTTTTTCCACACAATTACACCTTTGACCATCTTTTGCCCTGTAATGTCCGCAAGAACGGCCTGAGGGATTTCAGAAGTCCCTATTTTCACTTTTGTTTCTCCGATATTGGAATTGACGATAATCGGCCCGTTATCGGCATATAGTGTACTCATTTCATTAGTTGTATCAACGTTTGCTTGAATAGCTGGTGCAAAAGGCTGTACAGGCCCGTACTCAATATTTCCTTTTTCGTCTTTGATGAGCTTGGCATATACTAAATTTTCAAGACCTACATTAACACTGCCCATTAATCTTCCTCCTTTAATTTCACAATTGTTCGATATAAAAAAGCTTTTCTAAAAGCAGACCGTTCCTCTTCATCAAAAGAAGTAACAGACATTCTCTTACATTTGAGGGCTTTCATTTTTTTATCCACCGCGGTTTGTAAAGGCCCTATGTTGCCATCAGCCTTCACCCATATATTGACTTGAATATCAATTTCCGCTGATACGGCTTTATTGTCCTCATAGTCCTTATCAACGTTATCCATCTCCAGAACTAAAATATGAGGATATTCACGAGATTCCTCTAAAGGGAAGTTTCCGGCATATATCCGGCCGTCAGTCATCTGAAATACGTCAGGATCATCTAAAAGGGCTTTTACGATGTACGGTTCATAATTAATCATGACCTTGCCCCTTTCCGCATTTCATTCATGACAGCCTGGTTGATTGCCACGCGTTTAAGCCGATAAGCCCGAACAGCAAACGGGTTGCCTCGTACGAACCGGCCGTTTTTTGCAACATAGCCATTATGAACAAACTTCGCCCGCCAAGCTGTTTCCTTTCCGGGGCCAATATCAAAGCTGACTGCGTTTGGAATCGGTCTGTCTTTCTTCGGTGTCTGCCGTACTTTAATGTCATCTTTGATGTGCTTGTGATCAATTTCTGACACAGGAACCTCCGCCCTCATGCCGTCTCTTAAAACGTTTCCGCCGGCTCGCAATGCTCTGACTTGACGTTTTTCAACATCTTGCCCAAACCTTTCAAGACGGCGAAGAGCATCGTCAAAGCCATCAACTTGAACTGCTATTCTCATGATCCCACCCCACACATTGCAATGTCATAAGCTCCTGATTTTGCAAATCGGGAATGACCTCTTCGATCTTAAAGGGCTGCCCCTTGTACACAACACGCATAGAGCCTGATTCAATATCCTTCCGATGACGGATGCGAAACCACACAGTTTTCTCCTGGTGTGCCGCAGATGCTTGGATAATGTAACGATCCCGCGGCTGCATAATTTCGGCCCATGCTTTTGTGAAGGTTGACCAATTATATTCCGGCTTCATCGTTTCCGGATTGCGCCCTAGCACCTGCCTTTGAATCTCAATTTTATGTTTGAGCTTCCCCGGATTCACTGGCATTGTCATCACCACACATTTCCGCTTGAAGGATTAACGGGGTTAAGGCATCCAGGGCAAGGCTCATACTTTTTTCCGTCACCCTAAATTCATAAAAGATGCCGGCCGCCAGAATAATCAAATGATCATCCTCGCGCCCTGTTGCCCTTCTGATGTAATTTGTAGCCGACTGCAAATAAAAAGACAGCAAGGAATCTTCCTCACTGTCTTCAATCCTTAAATGCTCTTTTAAGCGATCATTAAGCCGATGCAGTTCCGCCATCAGTCGTCAACTCCAATTTAAATACTGTTGGCTCAAATGGTGAGTAGATCAATTGGCCGTCATTTAAGTGCCAGATTTTGAAGCCGACATGGTTTGTATCGCTGTATTTTTCCAGAAGCTTGCTGACTTCTAAAGAATTAATGACATCTTGAATGTGGAATGAACTAAAATCACCAAAGTATAGGCGCGGTACATCCGGCGTGCTGCCGTCCACATAATCAGTTACATCAACCGGATAGCCCAGAATCCTGTAACCAAAGGAACCTTCAATATAAGCCTCGCGCAACAACGGCTTTCCGTCTTTATCTTTTAACGTTTCAATAGCTGTAAGGGCAGCTCTATTCATCATCCAACGAGAATTTTTGAGTTTAGACGTTGGAACAGAATTTTTCAATCGAACAAGCTTGTCATAAACCTCCATATTCCCCGGATTGAATGCAACAGCTTTTTGAATCAAGGAACCCGGATTATCTGTTGAGTTGAAGAAGAAATTTGCCTCTTCTTCTACATAGGATTTTTTCAGCTCTTCAATAACCGTTTGTTCAACAGGCATATCAGTCATGGCAAGCAATTTTTTGGTGATCAACACCAGCGCATCAATTTCAGAAGGGTTCAGGAATACTTCATCAAAATTGATGTCGGCCTGCGGAATTGGATTGTCCAATGTTCTTTCAGTTTTAATCCGTTGGGCTTTTGCTTTCTTCACCAGAACCGGATAACCTTGTGTCCCTTTTGTCTGAACGCGGGTTCCGTATTTCCGCAACAGGTTTTCTTCCTGGGCATAGGTAATGATTTCTTTTGATAGAGATTCTGGAATTAAAACCTTCCCGTTAGTTGTCTCAACACCCATCGCCCGCGCTTCGTTCTCGCTGATACGCCCGACAAGATAGTTTGCGAAGGCTTTGCGCTGCTCCCCTTTTTTTGCCTGTTTGCGGCTTTCAGAGGATAGAGATTTCAGGATATTGCTGACAATAGCATCTCTCTTTTCTGTATCGAAAAACTGCTGGCCGCGCTGTTCTGTTTCATCTGATTCCCTTTCTTCGTCGCTTTCGTTGCCGTCTCTTTCGCCTTCTTCTTCTGGCTGCTTTTCTTCGTCGCCTTTTAAATTTTCAAGCTCCGCTTTTACGGCATCAAGTTCCGCGGCCAGTTCGGCTACCTCTTTTTCTATTGTTTCGATAGAGGAGGATTCCGTTTGGTCTCCTTCTAAATCAGCCCGCAGCTCCTTCATACGAATTTCAATCGTCGCTTTACGTTTTTCTAAAATATCGCGTAGTTTCATTTCATAGCCTCCTGAATTTTATTAATTAGTTGCTGCTTTTTTTGCCGCAGCTCATTTTTTTGTTTTGCCCTCTGATAAATGTCACCAGATCGGACAAGTGACGCTTCTGTATCCTCATAAGCAGGAAAGGCGACAACGCTAATTTCAAAGAGTTCTACCTCTTGAATCGTGCGTGTCGCCGGTGATGTATCATAATTCCATTCGTCTTTTACTACGTTGAATCCAAAAGAACATTGATTGATGTCACCGCGTTCCATGCTCCTGCGCAGATCATTTGCCCAAGAGGTACCTGGCGGCGTAACAGTAAATTTCAAACCCTTGTCATCTTCTTCGAGTTGGAGGGTGCCGCTGCGTGTCCGCCCAAGCACATAATCCCAATTGTGATTAAAAAGGGCACGAACATCGGCCTGCCTTGATAACGCTTTTTGAAAGGCTCCGGGCGCGATCACTTCGGTGAACATCCCGCCAATATCGGCCGGACTATTAAAAACAGCCCCATAACCGGTTATTTGTGGTGCCTCTTCCTGATCTGCAAGCTGCCGAATTTCCAGCCCCTTGATTTGAAAAGTCCGCTGCTCTTTATCCATCCTCATCACCACCTTTCAGGCTGCTTTTCAGAACATCTTCCAACCTGTCCAAGCCCACAAGGTCTTTGCTGATATAAAGTTTGGTGGATTCTTCTGTATTCAATCGTTTGAATCCGAGCATTTCCCGAGCGTCGTCAGGAACGGCGATTGAAGTCCGCACTAGGTTGTAAGCAATCTCCGTTTTGGTTTTCATGCCTACGAAGTCTAATAGATTGTGACGGAATTTTAAGCGCAGCCCGCTATTTTTCCCAAAGAATAAAATGGTCAAATGTTCTTCGATATTGCGAAAAATAGGCTTTAGACAACTCGTGTAAAGCTTCATCATGGCTTGTTCCATGTCTTTTTCTTCGAGCTTGTCCAGCAAGTCCTTATCCATCCCGAAAAACTTACCTAAATCTTTTTTGTAGATATTCAAATACTTGAGCGTTTTTTCATCATCCACAGGGGATTCAAGCGCTTCAATTTCGTATCCTCGGCCTAAAGGAATCAATTTTGTTTTCCCTGAATCTTTAATCCCCTCAAGCTGGTCAAGTATCGCTTTTACGGTTTTGGTTTGATTCGTGTTGGTCGGGGAAAGGTGCGTTTCTAATTTAAGAAGGAACGCCATAAGCCCTCCCTTTTTATATTTTTCAGTCAGCGCCTTTTCAGCGTTCATGACGCCTTCCAGCGTTTCCTTTGCCAACTCTAACAGGCCAACACCCTCCAAATGGCTCAAGCCTATATTTTTAATGTGCCTTACCATGTAGGACGGAACGACTTCACCGGACACAGTGATTTTCTCCGTTCCGGCGTTGGTCAGCTCGCTATAAGCATTATTCAAAATGTGTAGCTGGCTTTGATCGTAGAAAAGATACACGTCACCGCGCAGCAAATATACATTTGTCAGCAGCTTCTTAAATTCAAATCCGGTTAAATAATCATTCGGACAATTTAAAACCCGCAAAGCACGATCGGCCCGCGGGTCTTTTGAGTTTTTACCTGTCGTTTCATCTTCCACAACGAAATCTGTCAATGCGACCTGGTCGCTGATCAGCTTCATCAGATTGTATGTGTCACTGGATTTCAGGATATTATCGTCATTGACAAATGCACCATAATTAAAATATGAGTTTTGAAACCAATTGAAACTACGTTTGCTGAACCGTCCCGCTAATTTACGGATAAACCCCACTCTCACCACCCCCTATCTGTACAATTCATTAAGCATTGCGTCATATTCGTCTTCATCGTAATCAACCAGCATCATCATGGTTTCTTTATGGGCATTCAAAAAAGCAACAAAGCCGTCAATTTTAGCTTTGCTTTGCTTTTTGGAAGGCCGCTTCAAGCCTTGAAAGTTTTTATCTGCTACGACGTTTTCTGTGCAGTAGATAAAAAGAGGATTATCCGTCTTGATTCGTTCTTCAAACATTAAAATTTCTGCATCATCAAAAGGTGCATTAAGGACGGTAGAATATTGTTTTGTCTCCACGCAAGTCAATCCCTCAGCCTCAAGCGCTTCAACCACTTTTTGAGAAAGAGCAGGGTCATAATTGACTTGTTCAACATCATAAATCCGAGAACATTCCACAATGAATTCGACAACCATATCATAGTCAATCGTTTTACCAGGGCATAACGTTAAAAAACCCCGCTCGGCCAAGTTCCGATACGGGATGTTCTCCATTTTTTCGCGTGCTTCCAGGTTATGATCCGGGATAAAATACATCTGTTTGACTTTCAACATAGATTTTCCGTTTTCATCATGGGTCGGGATATTAATAGACACGCATGTGAGGTCTGTCGTTCTGGATAAATCAAGGCCAATGACTGCCTGTTCGCCGGATAAATCGCCCAGGTCTTTGATCAGGTTCCCTTCCTTGTCCTCGATCATTTTCTGGACAATATCTTTATCAAAATACGTGCCGGTGCTGCGGACGAAAATATTCAGATACTTGGCCAAAAACTCATCCTTTCGCTCCGCGCTCATCTGAGCCGTTTTAAACTCACTTTCTAAAAAGTCGGGTTGGACACTGATTCCCCAGTTTGGGTTCACCTTTTTCCAGACTTTCCGATCATCCCATTTATCTCCCTTGTCGGGTTCAGTAATGTACGTGAAATAGGAAATGTCCTCTTCTTCCTCATTTTTGTTATTCAATAGGCCCCGCGCATAATCATAGATTTGCAGGCCGACGGAAGTCGTGCCTTTTCCTGCTGTCGAAATGATGAACATTAACGGCTGCAACCGCGAACCCATACCGGATTTTAAAACGTCGTACATGTCGGCATTATTTTGCGCGTGTACTTCATCTAGCAATACGAAATGAGGGTTTTTACCATCAAGGCCCTGTGTATTTTTAGACAGAGGCAGGATGCTATTTTCAAACCGTGTACCGTTTATTGTGTACCGGTAAATGATAGCGTTAATGTGCCCCTTCGGACCTTTATAAATTTGGGTCCGAGTGTTAAGGTCTGGGCTGTTTTGAATGGTCGCCGCAATTTGTTTTGCGGCAATGTTCGCTTGTTCTGCATCGGTCGCCGCTGTAAAACATTCGGCGCCCTTTTCTCCATCTGCGTACATTGCATATGTGGCAGCACCGGCCGCCAAAACAGTCTTGCCGTTTTTCCGTGGAATCTGAATATAAACAGTCCGAACAGCCCGGACAGTCCTTCCCTTGTCATCCTTTTTATAAAAGCCGTATATGTTTGTGAAAATGAATTTTTGCCACAATTCCAATTCAATGGGTTCGCCGGCAAGCTCTCCTTTTGAATGTTTGCAGAAGGTTTCTATAAAATCCATGACTTTATTTGCTTCATCGACATCAAGCCAAACGTCTTTTCGCTTTTTCATCCTCTTGTAGCGCTCAACAACTTTTATAACCGATTTACAATGCTCCTTTTTATTCTTCAATACCTGATCAGCGTATAGATCAGCATAGTTCACACCCCGTTCTATCACCCGTCAGCACTCCACTTCGATTTAAAGGTTTGGAAACTGTCGGTATTAGAATTAGGCTGGCCGCCAACTTGTTTTTGAAGCTTCGGCGTAAGACCGAGCTGTTCCAGCAGCTTGCTTTTTTTGGTGTTCCAATCGGCTACCTGTTGAGCAAGAGGGTGCTTCATTTCATTTACTGCACCAGCTTTATTTTGATGCAGCCGCGTGGCCGGAAAACCTTCGTCCCGCCATTCTTCATACATTTGGGTATAGATCACATGAGCATCCAGATAGGTATTGATCAGAGGCGTAAGGGTTTCAGAATATGTCCCCGCCTCTTTCAGCCAGGCTAAAATTTTCCCTTCTTCATCAGCTCGTATTTTTTTCAATTTTCGAGTCCGGGCCGACCGCTGCTGTGGTGTCATTTCCTTCAAATTCCCTCACACCCCCCTTTAAAATTTCATTTTTGTATACACGTGACTCCCCCTGCCCTGTCCCCAAATCAAAAAAATTTTGTAAAAACGGATGGGGGGGATTGTTTTTCCTTGTTTTCTATTTTTGCGTGGCATTTTGGACAAAGAAGAATCAAATTGGTTTCATCAAGCTTCAATTCTGGCTGCTTGGAAATCGGAATGACATGGTGAATGTGCGCGTTCTGTCCAAAAACAAAACGACCACACTCTTTGCAAGTGCCGCCGTCACGTTGGTAAATGTACTCTCTCATGGCCTTCCAAGCATCAGATCGATAGAAAGACTTGTTTGCAGACTGAAATTTGTTTTGCTTTCGGCCTTTCTTCCTTGGCCTGTGCTGATCACAATAATAGCTGCCTTCCTCTAAGAGAGTCTGGCAGCCGTCATGAATGCAATATCTCATTTGGTATCAGTCTTTTCATCCTTCTTTGTCCCTTTCGATTTGGTTGCCTTTGGTTTTGGCTCTGCCTTATCCTCTGCTGCTTCTTCGGCTACCGTCCCTTGCTCAAGCTTTGCGGCTTCCTCATGTGTTACAAAATGAGACTTCATTTCTCCTTTGTCCCACACCAATGCGCCATGTGCTAACCTTTGAATGACTCGTTTGCTCATCACTGTTCCTCCTTAGTTACCATTTTTTTATTTTGACGGTTATTCCGTGCAAACAAAAAGCAAACCAGAATATAAACCACATTGTCATAAACGGATGTTCGTAAACTGCGTCCATGCTATTCCTCCTTCTTACGGTCAGTATTCATCGCCTTGCCCCCGCCATGAATCTCGATAGGGTTAGCGCCGGCCCCAGTCGTACTAGTCTGGGCTTACAGAACGGACGGCCAGCAAGTTGTATAAGTCCAAGCTCATAGTCGCGTTCTCTTCGTTGCTCTCGTAGGTATCTATAACGCTGCTTACGTTCCCTATTCATACGCCCTCTCGCCAATCGCCAGTTCCTTCGTCTCAACCGCCAACCTCTCATCGGGATTGTTAGCATGCTTGATACGAATATAGGTAGAACCAACCTTATCGGCTCCCCCTGTGCGCCACTCAAAATCAATCGCAATACGCTTGGTGATCCTTTCGCCTTTATAGAAAACGTGCGGGATCGAATCAATATCATCAAGCTCAATCTGCAGCAAAGGAGTTGTTTTTTTCGATGGTGCAGAATAACCAAGAGAAACGCCTTGGTCAACTCCTATATTTTCGTAAACGTTCTCTAATATAAATCCGGTTAACAGAATTCCGCGTTTGTGAAGCCTTTTAACAGCATCCTTTGGTATGCCTTCATCACAAACGACATTATAAAGCCCATCGAGTTCTGATCCGTCTACATATCCGATAATATTCAGATCAGGATATCTTCGCTGGTAACTTCTTGCTACCTCTCTTTTTGCCAGGACAGGATAATTATTTTTTCTGGCAAACTCCAATAGGGCAGTTGTTTTACCAACACGTCTTTGCCTCGCTCTTACATAAATTAGTTCATTCTTTTCAGCAGCCTTTTCTAACAACTCTAAAATACTCGTATGCGCTAAATTCAATTCAAACATGCTTCTACCTCCTTTAGGAGCTCCAATCTTTCCTTCCGATTGGTTGTTTCCACCCAATTATTAAACTCCTGAATTCCTATGTTCACCCGTTTTAAATGGAGTTCCTTTTGTTTCTCATTCAATTCAATTTTTCTCCGGCTGACTTCAATATCATAATTGATTTGTTTTAAAAGTAGCTCTTGTTCAGTACGCCAGGCTTTAAATTGTTTGACGTACAATTCATCCTCTGACAAGGTCAGTCCCCCTTTTGTTCGGTGAACAACTCACGTATTTTCTTTTCAGCTTTTGAAAAGCTCATTTCCTGTTCACCCGGAAAATAAAATCTCCCTTTAAATGAAGGTCCTAACTCAAAGTAAACGTCAGCATCAATCAAATATCCATAGACTTGATACGCCTTTAAATTCCCAACGACAAACAAATTCTCTCCTTTTGTCTCAATGCTCTCCACAATAACTTTCATCCGTAGCCCTCCCTCAAATAAAAAACGCCCTCCCGTTTGGGAAAGCGTCTGGTATATTCTTTCTAAACCGGGCCCATACTCAGAGGCTCTCATTGGCCGCCAATCGTTTATTCTGAGATTCACTGGAACCCGGTTTACAGAGAACATAAAACCAAGGGGTTTAAGACTGAACCCCCTGAAACGCTTGCTTTCATCCGGCTATCCGTGTGCACCCGAACGCCTTCCGTGGTCAGTAGCTACCCAAATAAAAAAGCACCCCATAGGATGCCCATTGAAATAAATAAAAAATAACAAAAGATACTTGATACGTATTTTTATACGTGTTATAATAAATATGTCGAAAGGAGATGGTAACCATCAAATGAATTCAAGAGAGCTAATCAAGAAAATTGAGCAAGATGGTTGGTACCAAGTAAGGGTAAAAGGTAGTCATCATCAGTTTAAACACCCAACAAAACCCGGAACGGTTACCATCCCACATCCTAAGAAAGACTTCCCAAAGAAAACAGTAAAATCAATCCTTAAACAGGCGGGGCTTGAATAGCCCTGCTTGTAAAGGAACTATCATAAAAATATAAAGGGGTTATAGATTATGAAAAAAGATCGTTACATTTATCCAGCCCTTTTCGATTACGACGATGACGGAATCACAGTTACATTTCCTGATCTGCCTGGCTGCATCACTTTCGGTAATACAGATGAGGAAGCTCTCACTATGGCTAAAGAAGCTATGGCACTCCATCTATATGGCCTTGAACAAGATGGTGATGAAATTCCTCAGCCGACATCTTCAAAAGATATCGAAACAGAAGATAGCCAAAGCATCGTATTAATCGAAACATGGATGCCGCCTTTCCGTCATGAAATGGAGAATGCAGCAGTTAAGAAAACATTAACTATCCCGCGCTGGATGGACGACATTGCAAAAGAGCATAAAATTAATTATTCGCATCTTCTTCAAGATGCTATTAAAGAACATCTTGGTATTTACAAAAATCCTAGATCATAAGACAAAAGAGCAGCCAGCCGGTTGCTCTTTTTTAAATTTCACTTTCTTTGTTTTTGACCTAATACCATATTAAACGATCTAAAACAAAAGAGAGTGCCAACGTTGCGCCAAAATTGTGCCAAAATCATTTCATCCGTAATAATCATTTGAATTGTAATTAAAGTACTCAAAAGTATCTTCAATAACTTTCTCGCAGCCACTACATACCAACCAATGCCCCTCATCATTTTGATCCGGGGAAACACCAGAATTTTCTTCACAAGTGCAATAATCTTCCTCGATCAAACTTATCCCTCCTTTCATCTTTGAGATTATAATATCACGTTATCCACATTATCCACGAATTAGCCATATCTTATATTGTGTCCAATTCACCTAACCGCTGTACCCTTTGCCCTGCATAGTTTCAAGCCATTTTGTCAAAATGAGTTGGACACTTTCTCATTATGGTTAGTTCGTTAAAATATCCAGAAAAAAACTCATCCGTTTTGAAGACAGATGAGCTTACAAGCTGAATGAGTCCATTGTTTGGTCCATTGTGTCTTGAGTAATCCCGATATATCGAAGCGTGACGTCAGGGCTGGAATGGTTGAATATCTCTTGCAGCAGGGCCACGTCTTTGAATTTTTTATAGTGCCAATAACCGAACGTTTTCCTCATGGTGTGGGTGCCGATGCCATCAAGCCCGACGTATTCCGCCGCCTCTTTCAATATGTTGTATGCCGTGCTTCTGCTGATCGGTTTATTTAGTCCTTCGCGGCTCTTAAATAAAAATTCCTGGTCATCTCTACCTTTAATATAGTCGGCCAGGGCCTTTTTTAGGGCCTTATTTATTTTGATCCGTTTCTGCTTGCCGGTTTTCTTCTCGCGTAAATCGATGTACATTCGTTTCGCGTCACGGACTCTTAAACGAAGTAAATCGGATATACGCAAGCCCGAGTTTATGCCGGTGACGAAAAGCAGATAGTTTCTTTCACTCCGTTCTCTCAGGAATTTCTTAATATAATAAATCTGGTCCTTGTCCCTGATAGGCTGCACAAAATTCATTATGAAGCACTTCCCTTCACGTACACTTCCTCTTTCAATGCAAAAGCCAGGTTATAAAAAGCGCGCGATTTTATCCGGAAGTATGTGCGTGAGCTCATCCCTATTTCGTTGTAAACTTCATAATCAAAACGGTGATCTTGGGACATATACTTCATGATGATGATCTGCCGTTCATTGGCTGGTAAACGATTCACGGCCTTTTGAATTTTTGAAAGAAAGGCATGTCGTTCCTGTTCCATTTCGACTCTTTTGATGGCCGTATCTTCGGTAGATGAATGAAACGCGTTTGTATTTGACGGTGGAACGATGTTGAACCCTGCCGTTACTTTCGGCAGCAGATCATCCGGCACTTGTAAGAGAACCACCCTGTAATTATCGAGAATGGTTTCAATTTTCTTTTTCGTCGCTTCTCTATCGATTTCGGGTAATTGAAATAGCATGGTTTATTCCTCCTTTTATTTGCGCTTATAAGCGCCGCCTTTGCCTCGTTTAAGAATCTGCTTATTTTGCCCCATAATCTCTCGCCAAAAGCGCTCAGAGCGCTCCTGCGCTTTTTCAGGGCGTTTTCTTTTGTTGGGTTTCATGTCTATTTCTCCTTTCACTAAACTGCCGTCGGGTCAAATAAAAAACGGACACCAAACAAACAGCGTAAAAGCTGAAAGTTCAGTGTCCGCAGGCATTCCATCTAGGACATTATTCTATTTCCGTCCGCCGACGGTTTTCATCAAATTGTCTTGCAGCCAGAACATGAGGTATAATCTGCCGTTCACTCCATACTTTTGATCAAAAATATCGATGGCTTGCCGCAGAAATGGCTTGTAATCCTGTATCATAACATTTCCCCTTCCCGGCGCCCGCCGCGCCTCCTAATCAAATAGACTAAGCTGAGTGATTTTATAATTGAACAACAGCATTTCTTCGGCCCGGTTCCCTTTTCCGGATCCACCGACAACCTGCTTATATGCTGAAAAAGTTTCCCTTTCCCAAGTCGGATAGAGCTCGAGTATCAAAGGATCGTCATAATAGGAGAGAACCACTTTTCCTTTTACTTGATTCAGCAGCCGCGCCAGATCCCGGTGATCCTGCTCTGTAAACCCGCCGGCATAAAACTGTTCTCGGCCGACATACGGAGGATCAACATAAAAGAGAGTATCCGGGCTATCGTATTTTTCAATAATCGTCCGGAAATCCTTACACTCAATCATGACACCTTTCATACGGTTGGCGAATAATTGAAAAGCTGTACAGGCGCTTATGTAGCCGCCCGCCGGATTCTGACCGCTTTTCGTACTGTGACGCCAACCGGTTTGTGGAACATTCTCCGCGTTTCCCTTGCTGATCCCGGACCGGTTCATATAAAACCACCGGACAGCCCGGTCAAAGTCGTCTGTTGGGTAATCCTCAGTCTTCCATTTCTCGTAAAGCGCCCGGCTGTACGGGATGGACTCACAAGCCTTTTGCATTGCCTTTGGATCCTTTCTGACTTGCATTAGGAAATTGACCACATTTCCGTCAATATCGTTGTACACTTCATGGGATATTTGCGGCTTATTTGCTATGACATGGGCCGCACCGCCGAAAGGCTCGACATAAACCTTATGGGCGGACATTTTGTTTATGATGTGTTCGGCATATTTGGCCTTGCCACCGAACCAGATTAAAGGTGATCTGGCCATAAAAGCACCTCCTTACCCTTTTCTTGTTATTTACTCATGTTTGAGATGGTCCATTCTTTCCCCGGGTGTCCGGTTATCCCCCTATCAGCATCGGCAGAATCACGATTGCCGCGAACACCCCAGCAACCCCCAGCAACGGCAGCAGAAACGATTGTTTTGGAGCATAGACGACGTTCCCCTTAATCGCCAGCCCGTCAGTGCGTTCAATGATCGACTTAACGTAATCCGGGTGAAGTGCGTACTTATTAGCCAGTTCGTCAATTGTAATCATGTTATCCGGCTGTGCCTTGATTGTATGGAGTAAAGACGATTGTAAAAGTGTCATTCCGCATCACCGCCCATCGGCTCCCAATGGATAATTACATCGTTTGAATGAATCCGTAAGAAATCCCCTGAATCAAAGCGGACCTCAAAACCGCCCTCGTTATGTGAATAAGTATTCCGATTATCTACAATATTTGTGACAGTCGCCATCTTTGTGAAACCTGGCGGCTTATATATTTGACCAAGCATAAAAGTTTCAGAATTAAAAGTTATTGACTTTGCTTTAAACATGTCGTTCACTCCCCCGCAGGGGAAACCCCTGCTATTAATTGAATTTGTGTGATGATTCAAGATGAATCCGGGAAAAGTCACCTTTAAATGTTTCTATGATCGTTCTGCCGTGTTCCGGGGCCTCTGCTTCATATACCTTTCCGTAAAGGCCATCTAAAACGATGACGGTAACCTTTCCATCTCGAAGTTTGCTTGTAATTGATACATCTTGATTGATTTTGATTTCTTTAGGACTGTTCACCAGCCGCACCCCCGTGATAAAATAAAAGTGTCAGGTTTTTATTTTCCGGGGCTTTTAATAGCTCTGGTTTTTTTATGCAAACACATCATCCGTTTGCCGGAGCATTGCCAGGTTATAAAGCTTTTCAATTTCCTCATCGCTCTTCTGCTTAAGCGACTCCTTGCCGTACCTTTCAATCAAATTGATCCATTCGATTTTTTCCAAACGCTCCTGTTCCGTCATGAAGATTTCACCTCTTTAAAAGATTTTTCATAGCAGCATTTTTTAAATGCTTGGGACAAGATTCAAACCTGATAATGACTAAAAGCTGCTGTAAAGATGCTTTATCAAACGATAAGCCTGAACTGCCTTTTTTCGTTTTCTGACGCTTCCGCACCTAAAAGTCCCCCATTTCGCGGCCGAATCATTTCCTTGTTCCCCTGATCGATCACAAGGAATAAAACTTCTTCAATCTCTCTCTTAAAGACTTTTGCCATTTTGATAATAGACTGGCCGTTATTCCACAAAGCTCTGAATTTAAGAATGTCACTGTTATACCAAATGAAATTATTGTCTAAGAACGGGATATACACAGGGCTGTCATCGAAAAGCTGCCGCAACCCATTCTTTTTGGCTTTCATTCTCGATGGGAAAATACATATTCTCTCATTCGGCCCTATTCCGTTTCTCCGGTGCGGCAGAATGGTTCTTTTTGCAAGGTCCACAATCAGAATTAAAAGCTCGTCCGGGTTTCTTTTCAGAAGATCGGCAGCGTCATACAATGACTTGCCGTCGTACCAGTAATCTATCACTTTACAAAGCTGGACATATGACCATTCATAATTCAAGTTATCAAGTGCAATTTCTAAACGATCAGCGTGGGCAGCCATTTTCATGCCCAACACTCCCGCACGGTCCCGGTGTGACGATGAACGATGATCAATCTTTGCTCATGCTGTAGATTCTTTGATATAAGCCAGTTCTCAGGGTTTAAACCGTTCTTTTTGATGATTTGCTTTTGCGCGCGCGTTGGTCTCTTACCATGTTTCATGCGTTATCCCTCCGTACATTTGACCAATAGGCCAGCAAGTTTTCGAGCTTCGTTTCTAGTTCCTTTAATCCTTGTTTGAGTTCCTCGGGTGTTTTATTGGTTTCCACATGCCCCCAGACACCCGGCATGATCGGTTTTAAGTTGGTGTCCTTCACTTGTTTTCACCTCCTAAAAGGTTAGAGCCGGAGCCGTCCGCCCCTTTTTCTCCGTTTGTTTTTCTAAAAATTTGATAGCCTCAAGGTGTGCTGTCAATCGGCTAACAGTCTTTTTGTCATATAGTTTTGTTAACGCTACGCCTGAAAGGTTCGTCGTGATGATTGTCACTTTTCCTTGACGTCCAGTAGAAACCCCATACCATACACGATGAATAAAATCATTTGCGGCTCTGTTTTCGTTGTCTGTGTCCCCTACTTCGGCGCCCAGGTCATCGATTACGAGATAATCAACCCTTGTAAGTAGCTCGATTGCAAAAGCTTCTGTCAGCTTTTCGGAATCATCTTTAAATGATTTTTTAATTCGCCTCATGAGGGCATCACTGTTAACAAAGAGGGCTGACTTCGCGTACTCTTCGGAATCATTTTTGTTCAGTTCTTTAAGGGCGGCCATTGCAAGATGACTTTTTCCGGCGTTAGATTCTCCTGTCAAAAAGATGTTCATCACAGCGCCTGCCTTGATTCGGCTGACAAGTTCCATCATCCTCCGTTTATTCTGCTCGTCCTCTTGGTTGTAGCTGCGGAACGTTTCGAACGTTGCTTTTTTAAGGGTAGGATCGGCAATAAGGGAATAAGTCGATAGAATCTGTCGTTCTACCTGACGGCGCCATATCTCGGCTTCATGCTCGATTTCCTTATTACGTTGTTCTCTTTCGCACATAGGACATTTTATTGAACCGTCTCGGAGTTTCATGAGTTGGACCGGGTAAGGCTTTTCTTCACCGCCGATGATCCTTGTATGCTTGTTGCAATAGACAGGCTTTCCGTTCTCATCAGTATGGAATGTCATCCTCCGTGATAACTCTGCCTTGACTCTTTCCGCCCGGTCTTTGGTGAATGTTTCTGTCATGAGGTCTACCTCCTTTTGGCTTTTGATTAAGATAATTTTCAAATTTAGTGCCGAACAGCGTTTCAGGCCTTAGATACTTGTCCAGATCAGTACCGCGCCATTCTTCGCATTTGACTAGAATGACATGTTTGAAATCATCAAATCTAAAACCTTCGTTCCATCTCGCCTTTATTAAGGTCTTGGTTTTTGGTGTAGTATGACGGTACTTTGTTCCAGCGACTTTGTTTAAAAGGTCAATGATCAGTTTGTAAGGAATTTCATCTTTTTCAGGAGATGCGTCGTCGGGCTTGCCCGACAATATATTATTTTCTTTTTCTTTTTCTTTTTCTTTTTCTTTTTGGTCACTTGTCGTCGACGTATCGTTAACGTATCGTAAGAATAGTTGTTTTATAGATTCATTTGGAATGTGAGGATAAATCAATTGAATCAATGATCTGTCCTTGACTTGCCGCAGCTCCTTTTGAATGCAATCGAGCATCGGTTTACCCGCTTTTGTCAGGTTGTATTTACCCCATTTGATAATTGCAATTTCTCGTGTCGTAGGATTAAATTCCACCAGTTTATGATGTTTTAAAAATCTTTCCATAAGGCTGTTAATTGATTCAATGGAATACCCTAAATCAAAAGCCATTTGTTTTTTTGTAATTGAATAAATGCCTATTTGAGATGTATTAGGGTTTGTAAGTAGGTAAAGATAAAAGTACCTATCTTCCGGTGTCATCTCTTCAAGAACTTTTGGGTCTTGCCAAAACTCAGTATGAACGTGACGATACTTAGCCATGTTGTTTACCTCCAATTACACGCCCTTCCGACTTGGTCAAAGGCCAAACTGATTTTTTCCCGTTTACGATCACAGAGCCGAGAGCATTGTTTTTGCACTCATTTTGGATGATTGAGCCGCCCTGCTGCATTAACCTGTACAAAGCCTGATTATGCGTATGGATAGATTCACTGATTACGACATGAATTTGGTTATGTAGCCATACATGGCCAACTAAAAACATGCTTGCTCCTCCTTTTTTGGTATAATGTCCCTGTAGGATAGGGGGTGATACTATGAATAAAACTTTTCCAGACACGATAAAAGCAATGCGTACTCATTTAATTAATGGAATGTACGCTGCTGAAAAGAGTTATAAAACTCTCAAAAATTCAGGGCTAATTAGTAAATTAAAGATCTCTGATGATCGCCGAATCACAATCGCTTTAGCTCACCTTAACCAAGCGAATATTTTTATTACAGCAGCTCAAACCGTTTATCAATTGGAAACTCCGGGAGAAAACCAAGAAATAGAACGCTTTTTCCACCAATTCCAAGTATTTAATGATGAGTTGTTAGACAGTATTTCAACGGACCATTCTGACCAATGGACAGGCATTGAATTCAGAGAGCTAGTCAAGAATTATAATGAGCTTCCTGAAATATTTGAGCTCAAACCATTTATTGTTGATTAATTTTATTTATCTGATTTCGTAAATGGTTGATTGCGATATTCAATTCACCTAATTTTTGCTCAATCTTTATCATTTTTCTGGATTGCCAAAGGATTTCTTTAGCCAAATAGCTTTCTGGATCAATACCAATAGTTATTTCAGTTTTCTTGGCTTTTTCAATATTTGCCAAGATAGCTATCCGTACAGATTCAGGTAACTCTTTTAAATGTTTTTCAATTTCAACCTCTGTTGCCGCAGGGGTTGACTTATTTTGTTTGTTCATTTCACAAATTCCTTTCTAATGGGATTCTGTTTATCTCTTGTTTAACAAGTCTCTTAGCATACTCGGCAATTACTTGTTCAGTCTTTGGCTTATATCTAAATTGATCTAAACAATGCAGTAAATCTCCATATGTCTGACAAAATGATTTGAGTTGTCTAATAAGGTCTTTTGCTGTATTCTCCAAACCCTCTTCATACTCAATTGATTTGATTTTTACTTTTTGCATTTCCAATCTAAAAGGCTTCATTTTCTTTCTCCTCCCAGGGTATCCAGTTTTACCGGCTTCCTTCCCCCACCTTTGGGGGAATCTGCGGCACTTATGCCGAATGCGATGATACAAATTTATTCACAAAATAAACCTGGCCTTTACCAGTTACTTTTGTTGTCCGCGTGACCCTGATTGATCCATCCGGATTATTCACGGTCCTTTTCTTGATCTCAAACAGACCCATGTCCATGCTACGTTGAGTCGGAAGGTTATAAGATTCACCATTCTTACGGATCAAATATCCATTCTCCCGGAGCCATTGAAACAATTTATTTTGCCCGATCTTCACACCGTTTTGTTGGAGGATTTTTGCCAATTCGCCAACAAGTACAGATGATTCAGACGTTTCAACCGCATCGGCAAAAAGAGCTTTAGGCTTCATCGTTTCAATTTGTTTGTTTTGCTTTTCTAAAGTTTGTAGGGTAGTTTTAAAAAGCAACTTTGTCTGTTCGTCGGCATGCGACAAATATGTTTGTAAGAAAAGATCGTCATTTGCGACGTAGCCGCCTGTTTTTCTGATTGTTGGGATGACCTCGTGAGTTATCCAGCGTTTGAATTGTTTTGCCACCGGTTTGCGGCTGCCAAGGATCAAAGTATAAAGACCAGGTTCATTAACTGCTGTCAGTTCTTGTGTCCCGCCCAGGGTGTCGGTTAAAACTACCCCCTTTTCGTCTTCATCAAGTCGGGCAAGTGCATCACGATTGTTTTTAATTTCCAAAACAGAACAGACATCTTTTGCAACAAACCAAGGTTCGCCTTCCTTCACGGCTGTTCTGATTTGGTGATTTTGATAATTAAAAACTTTTTGTAATTCGTTCACTCTACTGACCTCCTATTGTCCCCAAAAAGATTATCAAGCGAGGTATTAAAATAGTGCGCCAGTTTTTTGGCTTCTGATAGAGTGAATTCTCTTTTCCCCGCCTCTTTTAAGTGATAGCTTTGAGTATGAATATTAAGCACTTTTGCAATGTCTTTTTGAGATTTCCTTTTTTCTTTTCGAGTAATAAATAAAGTTGAATACATATTCACACCTTCCTTTTTAAGCGTAACGCTTAATTTTTATTTAAAAAAATCTTTCGGAGCAACTCCCAAAATTTCTGCCATTTTTTCAAGATCATCTGCCTTAAGCTGTCTTTTCCCCTTTGATATTGCAGAATACCAAGCCGGAGTTTTATTAAATGATCTCGATATATGGGTTTTTGTAATACCTTTATCCTTGCGTATTTTCTCTATCTCCTTATATAAAGGCACCTGCATCATCCTTTCAATAAGCGTTACGCTTAACTGATTCTAATTATAAATTAAGCGATTCGCTTAAGTCAATATTTTTGTGTATTTTTTTATGCTTTTCGCATAAAATATTTAACGTAACGCTTAAAAATGTTAAATTATTTATGCGAGGTGCTAACAATGAAAAAATTAGGAATTAAATTAAAAGAAGCGCGAGAGAAAAAAGGTCTTAAGCAGATTGAAGCTGCAAAAAAACTTGGTATTTCCAATGGAACTCTGTCAGGTTATGAAAGGGATTACCGAGATCCAGATACAGAAACATTAAAAAAAATGGCGGAATTATATGATGTCAGTATCGATGAATTACTTGGAAATCAAGTTAAAGACGACCTTTCCCCAAAAGAAGAAAAGGATATAGCTAAACGTATGGAACAAATAAGAAATGATTTAATGCACAGTGATGGGCTTAGTTTTTCAGGGGAACCGATGAGTCCAGAAGCGATTGAATCATTAATGGAGGCTATGGAGTACATTGAAAGGCAAACGAAAATAATAAATAGAAAATTCACTCCTAAAAAGTATAGAGAGAAAGAATAAATTTAGGGGCGGGGGCAATTAAATGATTAAAGAACATGTGGAAATGATTATAGAAAAATACAAAACAAATAATCCTTTCGAATTAGCTTCAATTTTGAACATTAATGTTTTATTTTGGGACCTTCATGAAGAGATTAGAGGATTTTATAAATATTCAAGAAAAAACAAATTTATTGTAATTAATTCAAACTTACCTAAACCACAACAAATCTTCACATGCGCTCATGAGTTCGGTCACTCCCAAGAACATCCTAGAGCAAACACACCTTTTATGCGTGAAAACACCCTTTTTTCCGTTGATAAAATGGAAATTGAAGCGAACATATACGCTGTCGAACTCTTGTTGCCTGATAAGAAGCTAAAGGAATATAGATATACGAGAATGACGCTCCAGGACGTTGCGAAGTTGAATAATGTCCCTCCGGAGGTTTGTCATTTGAAAGATTTATCATCTTTAAACCTTTAATTTTTTACTTCGAATACGAACGTATATTCTTATATTGGAGGTTAGACAATGCCCGTATATAAAGATGAACAAAGGAAGACATATTTTTTTGTAGTCAGAGTAAAGCAAAATGATGGTAGTACCAAACAAATAAAAAGGCGCGGATTCAAAACTAAAAAAGAGGCAAAGGAAGCCGAAGCAAAAGCTCTTATCCAAACAGAAACAAGCTCAAATATAACATTTAGACAAGCAGCAGAAGGCTATTTTGATTGGTACAAAGTAAGAAGAAAAAAATCATCAATACAAGTGATTAAAAATATTCTTTACAACCACTTAATTCCTGAATTTGAGGAATCAAAAATGAACCTAATAACCCCTAAAAACATCATGGAATACCAAAACAAAATTATAAAAAAATATTCTCCCGATTTCTTAATGAAAATACATACAACGCTATCGGCTGTTTTTAATTTTTCAATAAAATTTTATGGAGTAAAGAGTAATCCCGCCAGAATAGCAGGTAATTTTGAGGTAGAACCTAATAAACGTCTTAACTACTGGGTTTTTGAAGAGTTTAAACAGTTTATATCTGTTGTTGATGATCTAATGTATAAAGCATTTTTCACTACAATGTATTTTTCAGGCGCAAGAAAAGGAGAATTGCTTGCGCTTCAATGGAATGATGTAAATTTTGAGGATAACACTATTCACATAACAAAAACCGAATATAACAGGGAAATAACCAAACCAAAATCAAAGTCATCAATTCGGTTTATTTTGATGCCAACGCATGTAATGGAGTTGTTAAAAAAACTTAAAAAGGACGCCGAAAAAACAGCACCATTAAAACCAGATTATAGGGTTTTTGGTTCTTTTTATAGTAGCCTGTCTACCAGCACCATAGACAGAAGATACGAAAAATATATTAAAGCATCCGGGGTAAAAAGAATTGTTCTACATGAGTTTCGTCATTCACATGCCTCTTACCTGATTAATAAAAATTGCAACCCGTTGATAATATCACAAAGGTTAGGGCATAAGGATGTAGCCGAAACTTTAAACACTTACAGTCATCTCTATCCTTCTCAACAAAGTGAAATTGTATCACTCATGGAAAACGATAAAATTTCTTAA